TACCGCCGCCGCGCGCCGTACCCGCAGCGCCGGTAAAGCCGCCGCCACCGCCAGCCCCCGGCGCTTGGGCAAAGATATAGACCCACGAGCGGCCAGCAGGCTTCTGCCACGCTTTCCACCCGCGCGTCGTCGTTGTGTCTTGCTGGGGGCCGATGAACATCCAGTCCGTCACGCCATCGGCGGGTAGCGGGGGCAGGATCATCAGTATTTGCTCCCCACGGTGCAGACCGCGTAGCCAGTGCCCGCCGCGCCGGTGGAGGTGCCGAAGCCGATCATCAGCTTGGTCCCCGGCGGCAATTGCATCCGCAGCGGGATCACCACGTCGTTCTGCGCCACGAGGTTGGATGTGGCGACGGCGGCCAGCGAGGCTTCCGCGATCATCGCCGTATTCGCGGCCGTGTTGGTGGTGCCCGGGGTGAACGAGCCCGCCGCGACGTTGGACGTGCAGAAGAAGATGCGCGCCACGGTGGCGGCAGGCGAGCCGACAGATTTCAGGATGACGCGATCCACCCAGCCACCCTCGGTAGCGTCGGCCATGAAGATGATCGGGGTGGCCCCGGTGCCATCCTGCGCGGTGACGGCGGTGGGACCAAGCACAGCGCCGCCCACCTGCACATCGGGAGTGCGGCCATAGATCGGACTGGTATTCGCGGCCATGGGTTACCTCACAGGGATACGGCGCCGCGCACGATCGCGCTGGACAGGCCGATGGATGATGCGGAAAAGTCCGAAGCCTTGGGGGTCACCATGACGGTGGACGTGCCCGAAAGGGTCAGCAGGCCAACGCCGTAGGTGGTGCCGTTCCACGAGACTTCGTTCGGATCGCGGGCAAGCGTCAGGCCATCGGCGGATACCATGCCCGTGCCCTGCGCAAAGGATGCGCCGCTCTGGATCGTGTAGCTGACCGAGCGATTGCCCAGTTCCGACAGGACTTCTGCCGGGGCCAGGCAATCGCCATTGGTCGCATCGCGAACGCCCGTGGCCGACAGGGTCAGCGCCCCGGTGCCCGTGGTGGCCGTGGTGACCTTGATGCGGTTGGCGAAGGCCATGGATCAGCCTCAGGCGCCAGAGGCCGTGATGGCGAAGGTATTGACCGTGAACTGCTGGCCGGTGACGAAGGTGCCATTATCGACCGTGATTTCGGTGCTGCCCTGGACATAGGCCCAGGTGACGGTGCCATCGGTGATCGAACCGCCAGTGCCGCTGGGGCCGCCCGAGCTGGCCGAGGTGCCCGCGGCGGTGCAGCGATAGACGCTGCCGCCATTGTGGACGCTGGCGCCCACGGCATAGGGCTTGCTGGCCTGCCAGGGGGCCGAGACGACGCCCTGCAGATGGCAGGTGGTGCCGGCGGAATTGTAGAAGCGGAAGTGGCAGGCTTCGCCGCTGGCATCGGCAGAGCTGTCCTGCCAGGTGCCGAGCAGGGATTTCACCCCGCTGGACGATGCCGCCATCCAGTCCGACGGCAGGTTGAGCGTGGCCAGGACCGTGCCGCTATCGGCCGCGGCACAGTTGGCGGGGGCGGCGCCGGTGCGGATCTTGAGGATCGCGCTGACGCCGATCGTGCTTTCGATCGCATCGTTCTGCGCATCGCGGATGGCGACGGATTTCTGCATGGCGGTGGCCTCTGGCTGAATGGAAAGGGCCGGCGCCGGGAGTTCAGGGCCCGGCGCCGGCAAGGTGGGGAAAGCCCGGTGCTTTCCGAAGGGATCAGGCCTGGGCGGCAGTGGGCGCGAGCGCCGGTTCGCCCTTGATGACATAGGCGCCGATCGGGGTGCCGGTGCCGTGGGTGCCGGAGAAATCAGCCAGCAGCTTCAGGTAGCGCTTGCAACCTTTATACCCAAAGCGGACAATCGCCGCATTCTGGGCGGCAACGAGCGCCTTGATGATGCCGTTCTGAATGCCGGAAACGCCCATCATATCGGCATCGGCGACGTTGGTGTAGGTCGTGCCATCGTCCGAATGGGTGAGGACGAATTCGATCTTGTTGCTGCCGTTGAAGGTAATGCCGCCGGCACCGAGCGCGAGCACGATTTCGGCCGCATCGAAGCCCTGGAGATCGACAGCGGCCGGGGTAGTGTCGGCCGCATAGGTGGCATTGGCGATCAGCGTATCGATGAACACGCAGGAGTGGATGTCTTCCATGGAACTGGTCCTTTGAACTGAGCTTGCGAAACGGGGTGACGGCGGCCGGGAAACCCCAACCTAAACCGCCACCCCACCCGGGAAGGGATCAGGCGAACTTGAGCGTCTTGATCGCTTCGTAGTTCACCACCCCGCCGCCGACGCGCTTGGTCGTGTAGAACAGCACGTTGGGCTTCGAGGTGTAGGGATCGCGCAGGACGCGGACGCCCAGGCGATCGGCGATCAGATAACCACGCTGCCAGTTACCGAAGGCGACCGAGAACGAATTGGCGCCGACTGCCGGCATATTATCATCGGTGGCGACCGGCTTGCCGAGGATGGTGGCGGGCATGTCGCTGGTCGGCGGGGCCCAGATGTAGTTGTTGGTGGTATCCTTGAACCCGCGAATGGTGCCGAGGGTGGCATCGCTGGTGAGGAAGGCCGCGCCGTTGCGGTATCCAGCCTTGAGCGCATAGTAGAGCGCGATCAGGTTATCAGCGCCGGCCGTGGCGAAAGCGCCGGAGGAGCCGGTGGCGACGAAGCCGATCTTGCCCCAGGCATAGGAGCCGTTGGCGACCGGGGTTTCGGTGAGGAAGCCGCGCGGCTTCTTCACGCCATCGCCGGAGACGAAAGCGGCGCCTTCCTGTTCGGCGAAGGTGATCGACACTTCTTCGGCGAGCCAGGATTCCACATCGAAGGCGGCATCATCCAGGGCGCGCTGGGTGGCGGCCGGCTGCGCATAGATCTCGCCGGAATTGACCGAGATCTTCGACAGCTGCGGCGTACCGGTGACGGCGCGGGCATCTTCCTCGCCGACCCAGCCCGAAACGGCGCCGCCCTTGCTGACCAGCACATCATAATCATTGGCGGTGATCGAAACGACACGGGCGAGGGAGCGCACGGCCGAGACGTTGGCGAGAACGCGGGTGATGGTGCCATCCATCTGTTCGGGCACGAGGAAGCCGCCATCGGGATCGGACTGGGTGGTGAGCCCCGCCTTGACCTCGAGCCCGCGCAGGCCGGCATCGGGTTCGCGGCCCTTGCGGAACCACGAATTGAACGCATCGGCATGCTGGCGCGCTTCGGCCGACTGGCCCTGCTTGCCGCCGCCGCCGAGCTTGAGCGCAGCGACCGATTCCTTCATCTCGTTGATGGCGCCGGTCAGCTGGGTCACTTCATCGTTGACGCGGCCGAGCTTTTCGGTGGTGACCACGTCTTCGCGGCCCCTTTCGATCTCCTTGAGGCGGGCTTCATTGGCCGCCTTGAATTCTTCGAAGGTGGTGTGGATCCTGTCGACCGCGGCCTTGATATCGACCGGGTTGGCTTCCGCACGCGCGGAGACGATCCCGCGGACGCGGGGCTGGTGCATGTTCATAGCTGTACCTCTTGCTTAGGAAGCGATGGTGGAAGCCAGCCTGGACAGGCTGGCGAGCAGTTCGCCTGCATCGCGCGCGGCGGGATGGGTGATGCCGGCATCGCGCTGGGCACCACCAAGGGCAGCAATCATCTGTTGCCGATCGCTGCGGGAAAATCCGGCGCGGGCGAGCGCGCCTTCTGTCTGGCGGCGGGCCAGAAGGGTCTTGTCCGCACCGGTAGATCTGCCAGCACTGGCCTGTGCGGAAGGATCCGGATCGGGAATGGTGCCATCGGCAAAGCCACGCTTGATCGCATCGGCCGAACCCATCCAGGTTTCAGCCGCCATCAGATCGACGATATCGGCAGGCTTCAGGCCGGTGCGGGCATGATAGATATTGGCGACTTCCTGATCAAAGCTGGTGAAGAGCTCGGCGGCTTCACGCAGGTCGTTCTGGTTGCCGATCACCACCGCCCAGCAATTGTGGATCATCAGGAAAGAGCCGGCGCCCATGTTGATCGTATCGCCGGCCATGGCGATGATCGAAGCCGCAGAGGCGGCCAGGCCGAGAACATTGACGGTGACCTTGCCTTCATGGGCGGCGAGCAGATTGTAGATCGCGATCCCTTCGAACATGTCTCCGCCGGGCGAATTGATGTTGACCACCACATCCTTGCCCGCCCCGATCGCGCGCAGGGCGGCGCCGATCCGCTTGGCGGTGACGCCTTCGCCCGTCCACCAATCGGTGCCGATCTGATCGAAGATCGTGATGGCATTGGCATCTTCGCTGGTGGCAGCCTGGGGAAGATCGGCCCAGCGTGCGAGGGCATCCGACGGGGAATCCCACGAGAAATTCTGCGGCCGACCCTGAAGGTTGGCCTGGGGAAGGTTACGCAGGGACATTGGTGCCGTCTCCGGTCTGGCCGCCGGCATCGCCGCCACCGGCAGCATTGGGCGGATCATAATAGATATCCCCACCTTCGCGGGGGTTTTCGTCTTCCATCTCCAGCACCTTGTTGGGGCTGTAGACGCCCCACTGCATGCCGCGCACATAGGCATCCCAGCGGGTTTTCAGATCGCCGCGTACCAGTGAATTGCGGTTGAAACGGGCATAGATATCGGGGTTCTTGTCCCACTCGATGCAATCGGCGCCGAGCGCTTCCTCCCACATCGTGAGGTGGTCTTCGAGGGTATAGGTGACGAAGCCCTGCCCCTGGGTGTCAAGCCCGGTGCCCCAGGACGTGGTCTTGTCGGTATCGCCGATCATGTGCGGGGGAACGCCGAAGAACATGGCGATATCGCCGCGGGTGAACTTGCGCGCCTCAAGCCACTGCGCATCTTCGGCGCTCATGGCCATCTGCTGATATTCGAGCCCGTCTTCCAGGACGATGACCTTGCCATCGCGGCTGCCGCCGGAGCGATATTCATCGAGCTGCGCGCGCAGGCTTTCAGTCTGTTCCGCTGTCAGCGTCTTCCCGGCGGGCAGCTTGAAGGCGCCGGAGACATTGGCGCCATTGGCGAAGGTAGTGGTGCCGTGGACCTGCATGGCCCGCGCCTCGCCAATGGTTTCGCGCATGTAGGACAGCGGCGAAAGGCCGGTCAGCCCATCGAGCGACAGGGCCATGAGATGCATGACATCGGCTTCCTGCAGGACAACCGAACCGCCGTTCAGCGGGGTCCAGGTATATTCGCAGGAATAGTCGGAGAGCTGGCGCTTCGAGACGCGATCGGGGTGCAGCGGGATGAGGCTGATCACCTCGCCCTTTGTCCCCTTGACCTTGGCGGCATAGGCATTGCCGCGCAGCAGGACATGAGCCTGCATCATCCGCTTGAACACGGACGGCTTTTGCCAGCGGTTCGGACGGCGGTTCATCAGCCGCCAGACCGGATGGGTGTCGAGCGTTTCCCGGGTGCGATCGTCGACGCGGCGTTTGACCGTGACCGGCATGTTCGCCACGGCGCCGGCGATGATGCGCACGCAGGCCATGACGGCGGCGACCCGCAGCGCGGTTTGATCGGTGACCAGCTGCCCGGCCGAGGTATTCATCCCGCGAACCAGGGCTTCCAGCTCCTGCGGGGTGGTGATCGTGGCGGTGATGCCGCCACCGACCTGGGCGAGCGGGGCGCGGCCCTGCCCCGCGCCCCGGCCGGGGCCGAAAGCGCGCTGATAATCCTGCGGCTGCATCAGATCACCACCAGGCCGCGCGTGGCATAGACCGATTCCTTCGGCCCACCGGCCTCGGGCCTGCGGGCGAGCGCCATGAAGGCATTGAGCATGGCGATGGCGGGATCGATCTTCATCGAGCCGGCCGCCTGCTTTGTCATCACCAGCGCACTCCCAGAATAGGTCACCTTGGCGTTCGATACGCACCAGGCCATGAGCGGCCGCCCGCCATGGAGCGCGCGGCCGTCTTTCAGCATTCGCGGCAGGCCAGCGATGGCCCCGTTCAACACGTAGCCCTGCGGCTGCCCATAAACCTGCGGATCGGTGACCCCGATCGAGGCGAGGGCATCGACCAGCATCGGGCTGCCGACCTTATCCACCGCCACCGCATATTCATCGGGCAGGAGCCCGCGATCCTTGATCCGCGCGATGATTCCGACCAGATCGGCCATGTCTTGCGGCAAGGGGGCATCGAACGATTCGCCGCCGGCCATCGCGGCGGCCAGGGCATCCTGATCGAGCCGGCTTTCTTCATCGCAGATGGTGAGATCGCCATCCTTTTCGAAATCGCGCAGCGTGCTGGCGATATCCTTGCGACGCTTGAGCACGTCGGGCCAGGCCCAGGCATGGTGCCAGAACAGCCAGCGATCGGTCATCCGTTCGCGCCCGGCAACGCAGAGGCCGAGCAAATCGTCTTCACCGCCGCCATCGATGCCGGCGACTGCCACTTCGCAGCGATCGAGCATGGCATCGAGATCGGAGATTGCCGGATCGGCCGAGGCCAGCCAGTGATCAGCGGCCCGCCAGCGATCGCGGTGCATCCTGAGGCCGATTTCCACGTTCAGATACTTGGCCAGCACGATCTGGATCGAGGTATCGCCATCGGTGCCCTGGCCAGCACGGGCCTGATCGAGCTTGCGGGCGATGAATTCAACTGTCGGCGACTTGCCGATATTGGGATTGGTTACATAGAAATTCGCGGGCTCGAGATAGGCCTCGCTCTCGATCATCTCGTCTGGCCATTCGAACAGCATGGGCAGCGTGGTGGGGTCAACGATTTCGCCATCGCGGACCGAGCGCATGTAGGCCAGCTTATCCTTAAACACGCCCTTGGGCGGATCGTCGGAATGGGTCGACAGGTAGAGCGTCCAGCCTTCAGGGCGGGCGGCCTGGCCGCCGGTCGCCTCTTCCAGCATGGGCCCGGCATTGTGGTTCTTGCCGAAGAGCCAGAGCTCATCGACCAGGACGAAGCCGGCCTTCTTGCCGCCGACCGTTCCGCTATCGGCCGAGACCACCTTGAGCTCGGCGCTGTTGCCGAGGTGTTTGATGGTGCGCTGGTGATCGATCACTTTCAGGATCGTGCGCAGCTCGGGATCGGCCCGGACCATGGCGGCGGCCGGATTATAGCTGTTGTTTGCCACTTCCTTGGTGGGCGCGAGGATCAGGAGTTCGGCGCCGTGACGCCAGTTGAGGATCAGGGCCGTGAGCATGATGCCCGCGGCGATGGTGGATTTGCCGTTCTTCTTGCTGATCAGGAGCATCGCTTCCTTGACCAGGCTTTTTCCGGTGACGGGATCCTGCGCGCCGAACAGGGCGCCGACCAGATCGAACACGAAGGGCTCGCAGACCTCGCCCATGGTGGGCCAGGTGCCATCCTTCTTCATCGGCAGATCGGTCATCTGCAGGGACTTGAACACGCCTAGCGCCTCGGCCGCCTTGCCCGCGTGGAGCGGCGGCGACGGGACCAGGCTTTGACGCGCGACGATCCGCTCTGCCCAATCAGGGCAGGCGGTCGTCCAGTTCTGTGGCATGGGCTAGTGGGTGAGCGGCGGCGGTTCGCGGGTGCCGTAGAGCCCGGTGAGGCCATCGGCGGCTTGCTTCGCCGCCTCCTTCTTGCCGAGCGGCGTGGGCTTGGGATCGGCAGGGGCAGCGCGGGCGACGACGCGTTCACCCAGGAGCTTGACCTGCTCGGACTGGATCATGCCGGCCAGGGCCTTCTCGGCCGGGACGCTGCCGGCGATGGCAGCCTCGGTCAGGCGGACCATCTGTTCGGAGCGGACCTTGAGCGCCATGATCTTGCGATCGGCAAGCTCCTGAAAATAAACCTTGCGGAGCGTGGGCTGAGAAATGCCGATTACGGCGGCCACGTCGGCAACCGTGTGACCGCAGGCGAAAAGACTGCATATTCTCAATGAGTTACGGCGCGTCCACACGTGTTCAGGGCGGCCTTGCTTCGCCACGCGTGCCGCAGGCTGCGGGCCGAACAGCCCTTCGACCATGGGAACGGCGGAAAATTCATCGGCCACGGAAATAAAATCTCCAAATGAGGGCCATCCGGTGATGGGGACCGACCCGATTTTCAGACTTTTGCCCACCCCCCGTTCACCTTCAGGGGGTAAAACCTGAACGCCCGCCTTCATCGTTCACCATCGCAACGTCGAACCTGAACGCCCGCGCCTAGAGCCTCATCCGATGCCGACCCGCCCGCGCTTCACCCGCGCGGTCTTGGCGTTGTGCTCGCTCTGGGTGAGCCACTGCGTGTTCGCCGGGTCGAGAGCCGCGCCACCATCCCGCCGCTCGATGACATGATCGAGGATCAGCCACTCGCCGGCCTTGGCCCGCGCCTTCGCCTCGCGGTAGTCAGGATCACGCCGCCGCGCCGACTTGAGCGCGCGCCATTCCGGAGAGGTATAGAAGGGATCGGCCAGCTTGGGCGCCGACCGGAGAAGCGAAGGCGCCGTGCTCAACAGGGCCGGTGCCGAACGAAGCTTGGTCACCCGATCACTCCGATGCACACGAAACCCCGATCATGGCCCCGCCTAGCACCGAAAGGGTGTGGAAACGGAGAGCCATTATTTTGCGCACACCTTAACTCCCACATTGACGCGCACACCAAATCCATGCCTCGCGCGCATCACGCGCCCACCGAGTCCCTCGGCATCACCGCCGACGCCAACCGGTCGAGCGCCGCCTCATACCGCTTACGCATCGCGTCCGAGGTGACCTTGCGCACCACCGCCTGCCCATCGGCCACCGCGCCCGTCGGCAACTTCCCGCCCAGGGCGCGCCACACGTCGTCCCAGCCAAAGCCCGCGCCCTCACCCCTGCCCTTCATCCCGGCCACAACAGCCACCAGCGCCCGATCCCGCACCGCCACCGCCCGCTCGACATGGCACCCAGGCACGATGAACATCGCTTCCATCCGGGCAATCTCCCGCCGCGATGGCGCGCGCAGCGGCTCCTCCTGCTCGGGATAGTCGCCCTGGTCGCGCACCATCGCCGGCCAGCGTAAGGTGGAATGCAGCAGCCAGCTGCGCTCCCGGTCCGGCATCCGCCGCAGGATCCGCATGCAGTCGATCAGCTCATCTTCAGCCGCCTCGATCCGGGGGTCTTTTCTCGCCATATGTCAGCCCTTTCTCATCTGGAAGCTAATTGGAACCCTTTTGGAACCTATCTGGAATGTCTGAGAGATAGAAGAAACCAAGTAAGTTCAGAGGTTTGAGAGTGAATGTGGAAGGGATGGAAGGGATTACGCACCAACCCGCATCAGAAAATCGAAGCCCTGATCGATCAGCACCAATGCAACAGCCCACACGCGTTTTAGGCGCGAAGCCCTTCCATCCCTTCCAAACCCGCAGAAATCCGCGCCTCTCCCTTCCGAAAGACCTTCCGCCGCCCTTCCGCAGTGGAAGGTGTTCATGGCTTGAACGGATCAAGGTCATCGTCCGGCCAGTCGGCAATGCCGCCCTCGCCCAGGTCGGGCGGCGGTGCAGGTGACGGCGGGGCCGCAGAGCCGCCGCCCGAAAGGTCGCGCACCACGCCATCGCCATCCACGAACTCGCTGACCTCGCGCACCGCCTTGATGCCCAGCCACTGCATCCCGTTGCTGGCCTTGCTGGAGTAGCCCTTGCCCTTCATCTTCTTGCTGAAATGGGGCTGAGACCACTCCGGCCCCCCCGTCGCCTTCGACCAGGCGACGAACAGCTGATAGAGCTTGCTGGACTGGATCCGATCGCCCGGTGCCGGTTCAGTGCAATAGGCCATGAACCGGCCCAGCGGATCGTTCTCATCCTTGTATTCATCGGTCCACTCGGTCACCGATCCAGGCTCGATGAACCCGTGGCGCAACCAGTCGCACGCGCCCTCGATCAGCCGGGCGAAGATGCCCGGCAACTCCGGCACCAGCTTTTCCTTGAAATTCGGATCGCGCAGCGGCGTGCCGTCGGGCTTTACCGCGTCCTTCATCGACTTTTCGAACATCACCACCTTCACGCGGCGCTTGATGCCCTCGGTCGCATTGGGGATTGTCGGCCGCTCGTTGCAGGCGACGGTGAGCTTGAAATCCAGCTTCACCGGATAGAACCCGCGATGCAGCGCGCGGATCAGCAGGGTGTCCTGCCCGGTGATCGTGTTGATCAGCGATTCGTCGAACTTGGCATTGGCAGGCGGCTCACCCACCCGCAGCATGCGCACCCCCGGCAACACCGCCAGCGCCGGCGTTGCCGCATCCCCGCTGCGCGCGCTGGCCTCCATGAAGGTCTCGATCTTGCCCGCGGCCGAATAGTCGCCGGCTGCATCGGCCCAGGCATCCAGCAGCGTCGATTTGCCGTTCTGCGCGCTCGGCCCCCACCACATGTGGAAGATCTGGGCGCCCATGTCCCCGGTCAGGTTATAGCCGCCCCACTGGTGGATATAGCGCCGCATCGCCGGGTCGGGCTGGGCCCAGTCCACGGTGAAGTCATAATTGGGGCAGATCGCATCGGGATCATAGGGCACCGCCGCCACCTTGGTCAGCAGATCGGCCCGATCGTGCGGCTTGACCGCGATTTCCACTCGCACCTCGCGGTCGCCGGAAATCCCGCGCTCCACATGCCTGATCAGGCGCAGCGTGCCGTTCTGGCAATTGATCGTCAGCGGATCGGTGTCGAAAGCGTCGATATCGATCGTCAGCCACTGCTTGGCGATCTCGACCAGGGCGCGATATCGCTTCAATTCACCATTCGAATGGCCAAACCGGCTCAGCGCCAGGCTGGAAAGCCGGCAGGTCGAAGCCGTCAGGGCCAGCCCATCAATCCCGTCCGGATGGTCTTCCAGCGCGGCCAGGAACACCTTGCCCGCCGCCGTCTCCACCTTGAGCAGCTCAGGATCGGCCCCATCCGGAATGGAACCGGGCGCGATTCCCGTGGCCTCCATGGCCGCCGCCTCGCGCTGGATCGCCGCCACCGTGTCATAGGCTGCGCGCAGGATCTCTGCCGGCAGGGCATTGCTTTCGTCGGCCAGCACCTTCCAGCGCTTGCCATCCCACATCATCCAGCCCTTGGCCGTGGTATAGCGCAGGTTATGCCCGTGCCGCTGGTGGAACCGCTGCGCCAGGCCCGCCTCGTTGCGATCGAGCCGCGCGCAGCGCAGGTCGACCACGATCGCGGCCAGCAGCGCTTCGCCGTCCAGCCCCTCGAACCCCCGGCGGAATGCCGCCATGGTCCCCTTGGCTGTCGCCGCGCTCCCCAGCCTGTCCACGCACAGCTGCTCGGCCTCGAGATGATCGATGAAGCCGACATTGGCCCGCCGCCCCATCTCCCAGGCAAACCGCCGCGCCTGCACCGGGTCCATCGGGTCGGGCTGCTGAGAATCCACCCAGGCACTCGAAACCGCCGCCGCCTGCCGCCGCTCCTGCCCCGAAATCTCGCCGACATGCTTCCAGTCGGGAAGGCGCACGATATCGTCGGCCGCCAACCACCGGGGAAATTCCTCGTCATAGCGCGCGCGCCACCCGGCCAGCGCCTGGGCCCGCGTCTCGCTGTCGCCGATGCGCCCGGCCATGGCCTCTAGATCGGCCCATACCGCGGCGATCTGTTCGGGGCTCCGCTCGCTCATCACACTTCGCCCCGCATCGCCGCTTCAAACAGAAAGTCGCTCCACCCCGCCGCCGCCGAAATCACCTGCTCAATCCCGGCCCTTCCTCCATCTGGCCCCTCTTCCCGCACCAGATCGTCGGGATCCTTCCCGTCCGGAAGCAGCGCAATTCCAAGCTCTCGCCCCGGTCCGATGGCGGGCAGGGCCAGCTTCACCGCGCGCACCGCCGCCTTGCGACCGGCGCTGTCGCCATCGAACAGCAGCACCGGACGATGATGTAGCCGCCAGCACCGCTCCAGCTGCGCCTCGGTCAGGGCCGTGCCCATCGGCGCCACCACCTCGGCAATGTCGACCCGGGCCAGCGCCACGACATCGAAATAGCCCTCCACCACCAGCAGGCGATTTGCTGCCTGCGGCCGAGACGCCGGCGCCGCCCTGTGCAGGTTGAACAGGGTGCGCCCCTTGTCGAAGGCCGGGCCATCCGGGCTGTTCACGAACTTAGGCGTATCGCCGCGCCGCCCGGGCCACACCCGCGCGCCAAAGCCGATGATCCGCCCCCGCCCGTCATGGATCGGCACCGTGATCCGGTCATGGAACATCTCGCGAAACGAACCGTCGTCGCGCCGCGCCACAAGTCCGGCGGCCAGACCAAGCCGCGCACCTATGCCCCGCCCGCGCAGCGATCCATCACCACCCCGCGCATAGCCGATACCAAACGCCGCAATCTCCGCCGGCCCGATCCCGCGCCCGGCCAGATACTCCATCACCGCCCCGGCCTGGTCCAGCTGCGCGGCATAGATCGCCTGCGCCTGGTCCAATGCCTCGCGCACCGTCTCCACCACCCGCGCCCGTTCGGCCGCCTGCGGACTGGGTGCCGGCATGTCGAGCCCGGCCATGCCCGCCAGCTCCTTCACCGCGTCCATGAAAGGCAGGCCATCGTTGTCGGTCAGCCAGCGGAACACGTCGCCATGCGCCCCGCAGCCGAAACAGTGGTAGAACCCCTTGTCGTCGTTGACGGTGAAGCTGGGCGATTTCTCGTTATGGAACGGGCAACACGCCTTGAACTCGCGCCCCGCCTTGGTCAGCTTCACACTGCGCGAAAGCAGCCCCGAAAGCGACACGCGCGCACGGATCTCGTCCAGGAAGGATGCCGGCAGGGCCATGGGTCAGGCACCCAGTCCATCGGCCGGATCATTGCCCAAAATCGCCCGCATCCGGTCCAGCGTGGCCACCGCCCGCTGCAGATCCTGCTTCGGCCCCTGCCGCGCGCAATCCCCCGCCAGCGAAGCCAGCGCCGCCAGCTCACGCGCCAGCGACACCACCCGCCATGCCGGAGGCCCGCTCGGCCCGATGTCGGACTGGGCGCTCATTACCCTTCCCCTCGGGCTTCGATGAGGGCGGCGGCTTCGTCATGAGCATTGAGTGCTTCGACGTAGGGCCCGGTCCATCGCTGGATCAGCGCATCTTTGCCCGCCATAGTCAGCGCGGCAGCAATGTCGCCAACCGCCTTGGTCAGCAGCTCCACCAGCCCAGCATCAGCAGGCGGTGCGGGGCGCTCATGGACCATCAGTGCCAAGATGGCATTGCAAGCGTCCACGAACCCTTTTTGAACTTCTGGACCTGCAAAGTGCCGGGTTTCGTCGCGTATGCGCTCGATGAACTCGCGCCTTGCCACCGGCTCGCTTTCCACGGTAGGGCGGGTGTTGCGGGCCGCGATATGGGCCAACTTCAAATCCTTTTCCGCCCGAAAGCGGCGATCAAGTTCCGCGAAACGCTCGGGCCAAGATTGATCGTTGTAACCCGGCCAACGCTCCTGGAACTCGGTGTCAGTGCTGTCCATTGTCGGCTCCTTCGTTGAGAGCCCCAGCCACCTCGGCGCACCCATGGTGCAGCCCGGCCCTCAGCTCATCGATCACCACTTCCAGCTGCTGCCGCCGATCCACGGCCCACGGCTCCAGATCAGGCGCCCGCTTGGCGATCGTCGCCGCATTGGCGCGCCGCCGTTCGAGGTAGGCGATCACGTCGCCCAGTTCGGCTGAGATCGGCTCAGCCATCGATCAGCTCCAGCGCCGCTTCCAGCACCCGCTCGATCGCGTCGGCCTCGGCCACCTCGAAGGTAATCCCGGCCACATTGATCAGCACCGCGCCGCCATCGTCGGCGCGCAGCGCGCGCAGCAGGTCGTTCCGCATCCGCCGCGCCGTCTCCGGCATCACCCAGAGCGGGCCCGATCCCGGCGGCGGCGGCGGCTCGGTGGAAAGCAGCATCATCCGCGCCGCCGGCTTTTCCCGCAGCCCGAACACCGTGGCGATCACGTTCCACCCCGGGCTGGCCGCCCGGTCAAACGCCCACACCGCCCGCGGCGCGCCCTCCTGCTCGGAGAAGAAGGCAGCCGCGCTCACAGCTGCCCCGCCAGGATCTGCGTCCGCGTCCGCTGCACCACGTAGATCGCAGGGCCGGTCGGATTGCTCATCAGGTGCGGGGTGACAAAGCCCTTGTCAGTCAGCGCGGTCACATATTCCCGCACCCGCCCCAGCTCGCTGGCATAGGACTCGATCTGGCCAGCCCGCGCGCCCAGCACCCAGGTGCGCAAGGCGGTGACCGAGTTGAAATTCCCGGTGGGCAACTCGCGCCGCGGGCCAAAGCCAATCCGGGCAACTCGCGCGCCATCCATCGCACCCGCTGCACCGGGGTAGATATAATGCTGATTGTCCATGAACGTGTCTTTCGATCTGGGGAATGGGCAGGATCACGCCGGAAACCGGCCATGCCCGCTCACCCCGTGTCGGCCACCTGCGGTTGCCGGTGCGCCGGCGCCACGCCGGCCATGATCTCGATCCTGCGCTCCGCCGCCTCGCCGCTCACCCGCACCGCGCCCTTGCGCACCAGCTGGTTGAACAGATGCCGTGCCGCCTGCCGGTTCCGCAGCTGCAGCGCCTCGGCCATTTCGCCATAGGATGGGCACCGGCCTCCATCGGCCGCGCCACGCAGAAAGGCCAACAACCGCCCCGCGCCTGTCACATCGCGAATTTCCGCCGCGCTTGGCTCACCCGCCTTTCGCACCAGCCATACGCGGCCCGATGCGCTGTCCTGCGACCACACCTCGGCCATGCCGGCGCTGCGCCATTCGTTCACCTGGGCCGCCGCCGGATGCAGATCATCCAGCACCGCGCCCGATGCCCATCGCACTGCCATGCCGCCCGGCCGGGCCACGGCCCACCAAGCCAGCAACTGGTCCAGGTCGGCATAAAGCGTGGCGCCCACACCAAGCATCAGGCCCGCCCCCCGCGCGCCACGCGCATGGCGATCCCCGCCAGCCGCGCCGCGCCTTCGCTCAGGCGGCTGCGCTCGCTTGGCGTGATCGTCCCATCGGCCCGCGCATCGGCATGATCCGCCAGATAATGGGCGCTCTCGCGCCCCAGCTCTTCCAGATCGCCATCGCTGATCCTGTCGGTCGCCACATGGCGGCCAAACGGAGCAAGGACCATCGAAAGCAGATGATCCGGCACCCCGGCCTCGCCCAGCGCACCCAGCGCCCAGGCCGGCATGGCCGATCCATCGCGCCATCCCTTCAGGGTCGATTCCTTGAGCGGGCTGCGCTGCGCGATCGCCGCGATCGTCAACCCGCAATCGCGCGCCGCCATGCGGAACATCTCGCGCTGCGCTTCAATGGAATCCCGGCCGGGCAGCGGCACATCAGCCATGATCCCGCTCCTTCCGCGCGCTATTGGCCAGGGCATGATCACGCAGCAAAACAGAGGCGGGGCTGGCCTTGGGGCAAAAAAGGCCAGCCCCGCGCCCCAGACGGAGGCGCCGGGAGTGCGCCTTGAACCCGTGGGGCTGTGCAAATTCAAAGGATCGAACCGCGCCAGCCAGCGCCGCCGCCCCGATCCGGCTATCGCCATTCAGATATACCTGCCCCCCCATCGCTCAGGCCTCCGCCTGGTCTGCGGTGGAGCAATGCTCGGCCATGAATTGCCGAACCTTGGCCTCTGTTTCCGGCCATACCCGGCGACCGCCGCGCAATTGGCGCACAAAGTGGCGGTCACCCAAGGCGCGATCGCCAAGCGCGGTCGGGCTCACATCTGCGTTCGCTTCCAGGAAAGCTTCAATGTCATCGAGCAGTGCCATGCCCGCCCTCATAAGGTGTGATATTGCACACCGTCAAGGTGTGAAACGTCCTGACTGTCGGCGAGGGCAAAAAATGTGTGAAATGTCACACATGACAGAGTTCGACATCGAGGCCTTCAAGGCGCGGCTGCAAAGCCTGATGGATGAACACAACATCAAGCGTAAGCCGCTAGCCAAAAAGGCCGGGCTGGGCGAGACGGCGATTCGCGACATCTTTGAAGCCAAACGATCCGACGTGCGCGTGGGCACCTTGGTACGCCTGGCCGAGGTGTTCGATATCACCATTGATGATCTGATCAGCGAACCACAGTTGAAACTATCGGGGCGCATCGGCGCGGGTGGCGAAGTGCTGTTCAACGGCGACGATCATGAAAGCGATGATTTTGCCCCGCGTCCGCCCGGTGCGCACGGCAAGATTATGGCGCTCCAGGTCGTCGGGAATTCCATGCTTCCGAAGTACGAGGATGGCGATATCGTCTACGTCGATCGCACGGTCGATGGCATCAGCCCTGATGCAATCGGCGAATATTGCGCCGTTCGCACACTCGAAGGCGGAACGTTCCTCAAGATATTTGCGCGCGGCACCATGCCGGGCCGCTACACCCTTCGTTCACTCAATGCGCCCGATATGGAAGACCAGGAAGTAGCCTGGGCCGCCCCAGTCCGATGGGTGCGACAAAAGCCGAGACGCACATCATGAAATTATATTCGGTCGGGATAGTCGGAGAAACGAACTACCAGACCGAAATAAGTCGCACATCACCAGGTGAACGGGCTTGGATATGCTTCGAAGAAGGCAACCCTTACGACAGCCAAGCGCTGCGCGTAGAAAATGCCTGCGGCAAAACCATCGGCTATATTGCAAGATCATCTTGGCTTCGCGATGCCATATTCGATCAAGGCCGGGGCGTCACCGCCACCATTAAGGACATCGCCCGCGCCCCCGGCGGCGCCCTTGGCGTCGTACTCGACGTGACCCTTACGGATGATGATCTCCCCCACCGGACATACGGCCGGTCTGGTCCATCGCAAAGAACCACCCTCACGGCCCCCGCAACTTCGGCGCCAACCAAAGCCGCCGCTCCCGATCATCTGGCCATGATAATTTCGGCGATGATAATCCCGATCACCTGCGAATGCGGGGCCATATACAACCTCCCGCTGGGCGGCATCACCTCGGACAGCGCCATTGATTGCCCGTCCTGCAAAGTCACCCGGGCAATGCCCGTAGAGGCCCTCGCCACACTGCATGCCGAATTCTGCCGATCCAGCCGCGAACTTCTGGCCAAATACAACGCGCCGATCCTCACCGATGCCGAGTTGATCGAAAGGCTTGAAGGGGCCGCCCGGATCAGACCGACTCTCGTCGCACCGATCCGCCAGCCCAAACCTTCCCTATGGAAGCGCTTCTTCGGATAGTGTGATATACCACACTTTTTAGATTGACATGGTGTGCATTGTCACACCATAAGCTGCCCCGTCACAGACGGAGGCACCCATGTCCCCTACCATCGAACCCGATATCTCCCGCGCCGCCGCCCAGGCATTCCGCCAGCGGCAGGCCAAGGCGCGCGAACTGGTCCGCAGCGGGCTCATGGATGCCCGCCGCGCCACCGATCACCTGCGCCCGTGGCTGGCCATCGCCTGCCTGGTCGGCGCCGATCTGCCCGAGCTGGAAGATGGCCTCTGCGGCCGCCGCGTGGTCCAGATCTGGCCCAATGATGCCCGCAAGGACGTGACTGAGGCCGAGGCGCGCGGGCTGCTGGCCGATGAAATCTGCCCCCGCCGCCTCTGGGCCCCGGTGCTGGCCAAGGCGCGCGACGATGCCCTGCACGGCCCGCTCGAAACGCCGGAGCAATGCGCGGCCGCCGTCGCCCTCGCCGATCTCGCCCGCCACCTGCGCTTCGATCCCAATGGCCGCCACGATGTCCCGCCCCCGGCGATCACCGTGCCCTGCACCGAAAAGGAGGCCGCGTAATGGCGCTCTCCCCGCGCGATATCGTGCTCGCCGTCCTGATCATCGCCGCCGTGCAGATCGTGGGCTGGCCCATCCTCACCCAGATCGACCACGCCGTGTTCAAATACGAATGCGCCAAGGTCCACTGCGAGTGATGGCCCGCGCCTACACCGTCGCGCAGCACGCCCGGTCGCTCAACACCGGCTCGGCCATGCCGCCCCCGGCGGAAAAGCCGCTGCCGATGGCCGAATGGCGCGCCCGCAAGCGGCTGCCCTGGTGGCGCAAATACCTCCCCTTCTCAACCAGCCCCCAACAGGAGCCGATCATGGCTGACACGACCACTGCGCCTACCCTCACCATCGCCGATCGCATCGCTCTCGCCCGCGGGTATCATGCCGCCGGCACGATCACCCAGAACACCTGGCGCACCCAGGATGAACAGGGCCGCGAACTGGTCTGCGCCCTCGCCGCCTTCGGGCCGGATATCAACGGGTCGGGCGATTGCCCGGCGGACCTCATGCCCCCATGGATGGCATCGCTGGTCCCCGCGATCGATGACGGTATCGCCAAGGACCAGGTGCTGTGGTTCAGCGGCGAACTGATCGACCGCGCCGCCCGCTGGCACGCCCTGGACGATGCCGCCTGGGATCGCATCCAGACCGGCCTGCTGATCGCGGGCGTTAGGCAGGCCATCAGCGCCGCCAGCGCGGTTCACCAGGACAATCCGCCGGAATACTGGCCCGGCGTGGTGGCGGCCTGCGATCAGGTGTGCACCGCGCTCCAGACCGGGACGGGCCTGGAGGAGGCAAAGGCGGCGGCTAGGGCGGCGGAAGCGGCGGCTAGGGCGGCGGCTAGGGCGGCGGAAGCGGCGGCTTGGGCGGCGGAAGCGGCGGCGGAAGCGGCGGCGGAAGCGGCGGCTTGGGCGGCGGAAGCGGCGGCTTGGGCGGCGGAAGCGGCGGCGGCTTGGAAAGCCTTCGCCGAAACGCTGTTCCAGCTGATCGATGTTGAACTTGCCGCAGTGGAGATGGCCAGTGTGTGAGTACACTTTGGGCCATCTCGGAACGCCGGGGGCTTTGCCCCCGCGTTCAACCCTTGGCCCTGTTCCGCGCGCCCAGCGCATCCAGCGGCCCCGCCGCAAGGGCAGTGTCCTGCCCGAAGGCACAATCTATGTCGGCCGCCCCACGATCTGGGGCAATCCCTTCCAGGGCCGGGGCGTGAACCACGCCCGCTCGGTCATCCTTCATAAGGAATGGCTGGCCGGCAGGGTCGGCGATCTCACCCTTGAGCGGATGGGCTTTCACCCGGCCGAGATCGATGGCCTCCACCGCCTGCACGAACGGGTGATGACCAGGCTGCACCAGCTGGCCGGGCATGATCTTGCCTGTTGGTGCCCGCTCACCAGCGAATGGTGCCACGCCGATACCCTGCTGGCCCTCGCCCCCGTCCATGCCGAATTCGATCGGCTGGCGGCGTGACCGCGCTGCTCCTCATCGCCTGTTTTGCCACCCTCGCCGCGATCGAACCTCGCCGCGCCGCCAAGGACTGAACCATGGCCAAGACCCCCGCAAAGGAAACGCAACTTCCACCGCAACAGGGCAATCCGCCCTCGCTGGAATGGTGCTCCGTCGATCGCCTTTCGGTCGATCGCGCCTATCAACGCGCCACCGATAGCCCGGCCTCGCGCAAGATCATCGCCGCCATGGTCAAGGGCTGGGACTGGACCCTGTGCCAGCCCTTGGTGGTCAGCCGCCGGGCCGATGGCGGCCTGTTCATCCTCGATGGACAGGCCGCCACGCCGGCGCCGCCGCGCGGGGCGATATCCCGCACCTGCCCTGCGTGATCCTGGGCGGCATCGCCATCAGCGAAGAGGCCAAGACCTTCGTCGCCCTCAACGAACAGCGCCAGCGGCTCAGCCAGGCCGATATCTTCTTCGGCATGCTCGCCGCTGGCGAAGCCGATGCCAAGCTGGTGCAGGACATGATCGCGGAAACGGGGTGGACCATCCGCCGCCATTCCAATGTCGCCTCCTACGGCCCGGGTGAACTGCAGTGCGCGCCCATGCTGGTCCGCCAGCTGCGCGAAAAGAGCGCCGACGCTGTCCGCTTCGGCCTCACCACCCTGCGCGCCGCCTACCCGGATCAGCCGGTCCGACAGGCCGCCACCCTGCTCAATGCGCTGGGCTTCCTGTTCGTCAACCTGCTGGAAGAGCAGGACAGCGCCGCCGCCATCATCGCCAGCCTGGCCAAGGCCGATCCCGATGGCTGGATCCTGCGGGGCAAGATCTTCCGCGAACGCTACCCCGTCCTTTCCGGCCCTGCCGCCCTCGCCCGCGTCATCATTGACCAGGCGCGCGGCAAGGTTGGCGCGACCGGCGCTGCTCTCCCGCCTTCATCCCGGGCAGCGCCGGTCGTAACCACGCCCCCCCTTGCCAGCGCCCCGGCCCGGGCGGCTTCCCCCGCGGCGATCGCCGCGCTCGCCCGCAGCGGCAAGGCCTTCTGCGACCAGTGCGACCGCATGTGCACCCATGCCGAGGTCAACGCCTGCCGCGATTCCCACTGCAAGCTCAAGGCCTGATCGCGCTGCGCCCCGCCCCCTTCACGATTTGAGGATCGCCACCATGTCCATGCAGACCCTGCCGCTTCACTGCCTCGCCCTGTCCACGCTCAATGTTCGCCAGACCGAACGCGATGCCGATATCGCCACCCTGGCCGAAGACATCGCCGCCAGCGGGCTGAAGCAGAACCTGGTCGTCATCCCGGCCCATTTCTCCACGGTCGATCTGCCCGAAGGCAGCAACTATGGCGACAAGTTCGAGGTCGTCGCCGGCGGCCGCCGCCTCCAGGCGCTGCAGCTGCTCGCCGAGGATGGCAGGCTGGAGCACGATTGGCCCGTGCCCGTCATGGTGGAACCGCGCGAGTCCGCAAGGCAGACCAGCCTTTCGGAAAACCTCCACCGCGTGGCCATGAACCCGGCCGACGAATTCGAAGCCTTCGCCGCGATCGTCGACCAGGCCGAGAAGAAGGGCGAGGGCGATCCGATCGCCACCTGCGCCAAACGCTTCGGCGTCACCCGCACCCATGTCGAAGGTCGCCTGCGCCTCGCCGCCCTCGCCCCCGAAGTGCTGGATGCCCTGCGCACCGGCAAGATCGGCGTGGAAAGCGCCAAGGCCTATGCGATCACCAGCGATCACGAACACCAGCTCAAGGTCTTCGCCGCCCAGGAAAAGGCCAAGTGGCAGCCCCACCACGCGCCCACCGTCCGCGATGCCATGCGCGGCCGCACCTTGCCGCTGGATTCCAAGCTGGTCCGCTTCGTCGGCCTCGATGATTACCGTGCCGCTGGCGGCCGGGTCGAGGCCGAAATGTTCATGGGCGATGCCGGCCAGGAACGGATCATCGACGTGACCCTGCTCGAAAAGCTGGCCAAGGAATACGGCGCCACGCTTGCGGGCGGGCAGGCCAAGAAGGACGGGTTCAAGGATGGCCTGCTGTCCTTCGGCGGGTACGATCACTCACCGAACTGGCCCAAGGCGCCCGATGGGTTCGAGAAGGTAACGGGCTGGAGGCCCCAGCTGGAAGCCACGAAAAAGGCCCAGCGCAAGCCCTGCGTAGCCGTCTATCGCATCGATGGCGCTGGCGAAGGGCTCGAATACCTCGGCCACTTCGGCCCGGTGAAGGAGGCGCCGGCCGGGGGTGACGCGCTCCCAGCACCTCAGGAAGTGGATTGGGCAGAACGCCGCCGCCAGAGGATAGCTGGGTTTCGCGCGGGACAATTGATCGCCCGCCAGCTGATCGAAAGCGGGCAGGCACTCGATTTTATCTTGCCGCAGGACGAATGGGTGTGCGCCGTCGAAACTGACGATGCCAGCGATGACCATGTGCTGATCGCCGTGCAGATCCGCACCACCGTGGCCGAGCTGGAAGCCCGCCGCGAAGAAGCCCTACGCTTGGTCGACGAAGAAGCCGCCGCCGAAGCGGCGCGCCGCGCAGCCGCGGCCGAGGCCGCGATCGAGGCCGAAGATGCCCACACTGAAGAAGGGGCGCCGACCGAATGAGCAGGGTGCGCGTCAACCCGTTTGACCCGGGCACGGCCGAGCGCGTGCTGTTCGATCGCTACCGTAAGGCAACGGCGGAGGCACAGGAACATGAGCGGCAGGCTGCCTTGGCCATGACCACTGCCCGCGCCCAGCGCGCGGCCGCCGAACGCTATGCCGAAGCCCTGCGGACGCTTGGTCATGGCGACAAGGTTCCGGGCCAACCGCTCCTGCCCAACTATGCCGGGATTGCCGAGTGACCCTGCCCCGCGGTCCCTTCCAGCTGATCTACGCCGATCCGCCGTGGCAGACGGTGATGTTCAACGGCGCCACCCGCACGCCCACCCAGCGGCGCGGGCCGGATCACTATCGCACCATGCCGCTGGATGAACTGCGCAGCCTTCCGGTGCGCCGGATCGCGGCCGATGATGCCGTGCTCGCCCTGTGGGGTATCGGCAGCCATCTCGATCAGATGTTCATGCTGGCCGATGCCTGGGGCTTCAGCTTCGTGACCGACCTGTTCTATTGGGCCAAGCAGCGCCTGGTCGATGCCATGGTGATCGATCCGCGCACGGGTGACATTCCCGAGCCCCGGATCTCGATGGGCTATTACACCCGGAAACAGGTGGAACCCTGCTGGCTGTTCAAGCGGGGCAAGGGCCTGCCCGTCTGCAGCCACTCGGTGCGCCAGCTCATCATCGCCCCGCCCCGCGAACACAGCCGCAAGCCGGAACAGGCCGCCGAAGGGCTCGAGCAGCTGTTTGGCGATGTCACCCGCCTCGAACTCTTCAGCCGCACCCCGCGCGCGGGGTGGACCGCCTGGGGGAATGAGGCCGGCAAGTATGAGGCGGCGGTCTGATGGGCGACCGTGCGGTCCGTCGGCGGTGCAGCAAGCGCAAACTCCTGCGGGAACGGGATGGCGATGATTGCCACCTGTGCCACGCCCCGATGGTGTTCAAGAACCGGGCGAACCCGGATTTCGCCACGCTCGATCATATCGTGCCCCGCTCGCTCGGCGGCCGCTCAACCCTCGACAATCTCAAGCTCGCCCACCGCAAGTGCAACGAACGGCGCGGCAACGGCCCGGTCAAGAGGATGGGCTGGGAATGACGCGCCGGGCCGCCTTCAATCAGGCCGATGTCACCCGCGCGGTCAAAGGGTGCCAGGCGGCGGGCATCGCCGTGGGCACGGTGACCATCACGACGACGGGTGAGATCGTGATATATGCGGCGGGCGCCGATTCGGCGCCCCGCCCCAACAAGCTCGATCGGCTGCTTCCGCATGGCCAACGCTAAGACCCGTAAGGAACGGCTGCCGCCGCACGTCTCATCGTTCGTCGATCGCCATGGCAAGCGCCGGTATCGCTGGCGCCACAAGGGCCACAGCGCCTATTTTCAACACCACCCGAACAGCCCTGAGGGCAAGGCCGAGCTGGAGGCTTTCGCCGCCAACGCGCCCGCAGACCCCGCCCAGCGGCATACGCCCGGCACGGTCGCCTGGGCTCTCGCCCGCTACCTTGCATCGCCCGCCTTCCTCGGCCGGAAGAACAGCCAGACCGAGCAGACCTCGCGGCTCATCCTCGATAAGTTCGTCAGCGAGAACGATGTCGGCCAGGACCGAATAGCCGACTTTCGCTTCGACCATATCGAGGCAGTGCTGATGAAAGCGGCGCGCCCCTGGGCCGATGCCAAGGGGCGAAAGCGGGGTGGGCCCAGCGCGGCCAACAACCTGCGCGGCGAACTGAAGCCGTTCTTCGACTATGCGATCAAGCTACTCGGCCTGATGCAGCCCAACCCGGTCGACCAGGCCGCGCCGATCTCGGTGCCACGCGGCGGCTTCCACACCTGGACCGAGGCTGAAATCGCGCAATACCGCGCCCACCACGCACTGGGCACCATGGCGCGCCTCGCGCTGGAAATCTTTCTCTGGACCGCACAGCGGCGCGGGGATGCCAGCACCTTCGGCCGCCGCCATATCGTTGACGGCCGCTTTGAATTTCACGCGCGCAAGACCGATAAAACCATGTGGCTGCCGATCGCGCCGCAGCTGCTGGAAGCGATCGAGGCGACGAAGGTCACCGGGACAGAGACATACCTAGTAACCGAGTTCGGCAAGCCCTTCTCCCGCGCCGGTCTGGGCAACAAGATGCGCCAGTGGTGCGACGAAGCCGGCCTGCCTCACTGCAGCGCCCATGGCCTGCGCAAGGCCACCACGCGCCGCGCTGCGGAGCTGGGTGCCAGCGACCGAGAACTCATGGGCCTGGGCGGGTGGACCACCAGCAAACAGGTCGGCGTTTACACTGCGGCGGTGGAGCAAAGACGCATGGCCGAACAGGCGCTTTCGCCCGTTATCGACTTCGATTTGTCTAACCGATCAAAAGAGTAGTTGGCTAACCCCGACGCAAGCCCCCGGAAAACATAGCTTTTCCGGGGATGCTGGCAGGAGTGGGGGGAATAGCACAACCGCAGAGTTGCTAGGCCCTGCATTGTCTAACGTTCCCGGAACGACCTATGAAAAACTGCGGCGTCCTGTGGCGGTTGTCTAACCAACATGCTCAGGCCAGCGCTTTCTCCAGCTTTTCCTGATCGAGGTTGCTGATCACCAGTTCGCGCGTCTGTTGGGCCTTGTCGCCGCCGCCGACGGTATAGGTCACGTCGACCGCGACCATGGCGAAAGCAGCGAAGGTTGCGCGCACGGCCGGATGATCGTTCAGGCTGAGCAGAAATCGTCCCTCGATGCCGGCCAACTGCTGCGCCATGTGGGTGAACTGCTCGCGGCCAAACAGGTCTTTCCCATAGTCCCCTTCACTGCCGTAGTATGGGGGATCGAGGTAGAACAGCGTTGCCGCAGTGTCATAACGGGTCAGGAAGTCCGACCAGGTCAGCCGCTCGATTGTCACCCGCGCAAGCCGTTCATGGATCGATTCGAGAAGCGGCTGCAGCTTCGTCATATCAAAGCCGCTCGATCCGCGCGGATCCACGCCAAACGATCGGCCGGATACCTTCCCACCATAGGCCAGGCGCTGCAGATACAGGAACCGGGCAGCGCGCTCCAGATCAGTCTGGGTACTGGGATCGACTTTCAGCAACCGCTCGAATCCAGAGCGAGTCGCGATCTGGAAGCGCAACATATCGAGGAAGGCCACATAGTGGCGCTGCAGGATCCGGTAGAACGTCGCCACGTCCTCAGACCAGTCATTGATGAACTCGGCCGCCGGCACGCGTGTCCGCCGCAGGAATACGCCGCCCATGCCCATAAACACTTCGCCATATGTATGGTGTGGCAAGCGGTCGATCGCGCGGCAAAGCATTCGCGAAAGGCGGCGCTTGCCACCAATGTAGGGCGCGGCGGGATGGGTGGTGTTCACGATTTCAGGGAAAAGAGGAGTCGACTCCATTGGTCATGTCCATCTATCAGCCCTTCGCCCTTGCACGGGTGCGGAGGTGGCCTGTCGCAGGCCGGTCAGGTCATGACGGTGGATTGACCGTCGGGGAGGGCGCTCGAACGCCCTTCCCCCCCGCTGATCGCGGGAGAATTCTATGCCATCGAGATTGCGGATCGAAGTTGACGGTGCCGCGTGCGAGGTCGAAGCGCCGATGTCCGACGCAGACGCGCGGGCATGGCTGATCGATCAGGCGACCCGGCTTACCAGGCGTGCAGCCATCGACTGCGGGAAGCTGGATTCCCGGCCGAGCGATCAGGCCCCGGCCGGATCTTGAACTAGCGGGATTTCTTCACCGCCGCGGCATTTCGGGCTTCGCAGCGGCTGATGATGGTCAGAGTGTCGCGGGTGCGGCCGTTGGCGATTTCCACCTTACCGGCTTCGGCCAGGCCAAACCCGATCCACGATTTCAGCAGGGACAGCGGGTCGGCGCCGGGCACCTCGGCCGGTGCGGGCGCATGGGCAACGCCTTTGGCCCAGTCGTCAGGGATCAGCTCGCTGCATGCTGGCGGCGGGGCAGAGATTGGTGGAGATCGCACACAGCCCGTCACGGCCGGCAGCATCAGCAGCGGCAGCATCAGGCGCGGCAGCAACGGCGGCTTGCGCATGGTCGACGGTCCTTTCGATGGTAGTCTCGCGGATGGTATTGGTCTGGACGGTGTTGACCGCCTCGGCCCCGGACTGCTGCGCAGCCTGTGCGACATTGCCATCGAGGCGCGCCTCGGCCTGCTTGGTCGGGGCGCCGGTCCAGTTTTCGATCAAGGCCGAGATGAACAGCGCGGCGCCGATCAGAGCTATGATGCCGAGGATCAGCGGCGCGGCATGGGCGCGAAGCCAGAGGGCAGCGCGGACTGGGAATGGGATGGGCGGCAGGTTCATCAGAATGCCCCTCCAAGATGGGCGGCAACAGCCAGAACCACGATCGCCACGACGGTGCCGAAACACAGGATGCGGGGGCCGATCATGGCAGCTTACCGCTCAGGCAATAGTCGCGCTCAGCCCTGCGGCGAGCGGTGAGGCCGGGCAGCGGAACGCCCTTGGCCGTGGCGCGCCAACCGACGATGAGCCTGCAGCCCTGATCCCATCGGCCAGCGTTGAACGCCTTGGCGAAGGATGATCGGCAAACCCCACCGGGGCCAGCATTATAGCTGGCATCAAGCGCGGCCGCATACGCGAGCCTGTTCAGCGGATTGGCAAGGTCGGGGATGCAGGCGACGATCTGCGGGCCATAGTCCTTCGCCATCCGCGCGCGCAGCTTGGCAGCGCATTCGTCCTTGGAATAGATCAGGTCAGGACGGACATAGGCAGTCTCGCCGTAGCACTGCGTCAGGATGCCCACCGGATCGCGGTAAACCCTGCCCCGGAACCCTTCGAAGTGCTGCGTCATGGGTGCCACGCTGGCCACCACGGCGGCAGTCAGGGCTGCAAGCGCCGCCCCCTTGAGGCGCAATCGGGGATCGTTGCGCGCCGCCTGTTCAGGCATCATGCTGCTCCGGGAAAAGGACTAGCAGCGCAGCCACGGCAAGACCAAGATAGGTCAGCTTCGGATTGACCGAGACGAACGCCGGGATAGCGCCATTGAGCGCGCCCAGGATCAGGCCAATCTTGGTGGTGAATTCGGCCCGGCGGGCCTTGATCCAGTCTTTCACTTTGGGTTCCCTTCGCAGAATTGTGGGCGGGCCCGGGTCAGGGCTTCGCGTCCTTCGCCGCTTCGGCGGCGGCGGTGGCGATCGCATCGGCGGTCTTCATGTCATCGAGCAGCTTTTCCGCCCGCTTGAGCACGGGGGATTGGGGCGAAAGGCGCGCCACCTCTTGCCAGAACAGCTCGATCACGGTGGTGAGGCAGGAGCGCCGCTCGCGGCCCCGCACCTCGCGTTCCTCGCACTTGCGCAATTCGGCGTGGATAGCCCGGTTTGACCGTTCCACCCGCACCCACAGGAAGCCGATGGCGCTGCCCAGGACGCTGGCAACAGACGCGCCAGCAGCGACGATGCCGGTGGCATCGCCTACAGAAATCGGCATGGGTGATAAGCCCCTACTGGTCGAGATTACGATAGCGGATGAAGGCGCGGTGGCAGTGGTCGGGATCATCCCCCAGCGCCACGGCGCCCATATCGATCAGTGTCGCGGCGATCCGGCCCCAGAGCATCCCGTTGGCCGCCGCCTCGCCAACATAGCTGCTGATCATCTGCCGGCCGCTCGGCCGATCCGCCAGCCCGACGACATAGAGCGGGGCGAGCCAGAGGGTGCAGGCGAGGATGTCGAGCGCCTTGAGCAAGGCCCAAATGGATTCGCCCAACCGCCGCGTCATTGGTCCGCGCCCCAAGCAACAGCCGCCGCCGCCTGAAGCGCGGCGAGGTTCTCCGCTGCGGCGATGCGCTGCTTGGCACCAACCCGCAGGGCCTCGATCTTCACATCCGCGAGGTCAACAGCATCCACCCGAGCCAGGACGGCAGCCGCAACCTGCTCAACCGTCCGCCCCGCCGCCGCCGCCTCTGCGGCAAGATATGGGGTAGCGGCCCCATGGTCCGCCGCCCACGCACGCGCCTCCGCCTCCTTGCGCTGATATGCCCGGGCCTGCCCACTGCCGAGGGTGCTGTTGCGGCCACGCTTGACCTCGGCCTGGGCATCGACCTGGGCGCAGAGGTGGGCACGGATCACTTCAAGATTTGGCGGGAATGTCCATGCCTCGAACGGCACCAGCATATATGCCGCGCCGACAGGGATTTGCTGCCGCGCCGAAGTGCCCTCGAGACCGGAGTAGTTGCCGATCGGAGCGCCCGTTTCGGCATTATAGATCACCGCATATTCGGTCATTTCTTCACCTCGAGTACGCTCAGAACGGCATCGGGCTGGACGCCCATGTAGGTTGCCCCATCCATCTGGAAGGTCATGGTTCGGGTGCCCGTGAAGCCGGTGACCGTGCCCACGAATGTGTAACTGTGGAGATCTGCGCTGGCCGTGATCGTGTACTTGTTGCCGATCCCGCCACCATCGACCTGGAACCGTGTCACATCCAGGCCGCCGCCTACCGGATTGCCGTTGTGCAGATCGAAGCTGACAATCACCTCATAGACCGATGACGCGCTATCGGGGGTGACCGTGACCGAGCAGATGTCTTGCCAGGTGCCGACGCCGGCACCCGAAACGGTTGACCAACAGGTCGAAGTCGCCAAGGCCGAGACGGCATTGTTGACCATGGCGGTCGTCGTGACCCGATTGACTGCAACGCCGCCGCCGGACTGGACCGTACCCGCGACATCGGTGCCGGTCGGTTGACCGGAAGTGCCAGCGATGCCGCTCCAATTCGCGCTGCCCGCCGCATCGCCAATCGCCACCAGGACAGGATCGTTGAGCGGATTGTAGAACACCGGCGCATGGGCGGTGACGGCCGCCGATTCTGATCGATCCCAGGCATAGATCGATGCATCCTCCTCGCGCAGGACCATCGGGCAGATCCCACTGGGGCTGATCCCGTGCTGCACCACGCGGAACAGCTTGGTGGAAAAGCCCAGCGCCGGGAAGGTCAGGCGCACCACCGAACCGACCTGACAACGCCACGCCGAGGCAAGGAAATCAGCCGTGAAAGTGCCGGGATACTGTGCGCGTTGCAGATAGGTCTTGGCGAGGCGCTGGGCCTGACTGGCACTTTGCACCAGCGCGAAATTGAAGGTCTTGGCGCGATCGATCCCATCCGCGCTGGTCAGCGTGACATCGGGATAGTCCACCATCTGGTAGAGCCCGGTATCGGAGGCATCGACATATTGCCCGCGCACGGTGTTGAACGATTGATCAATCGGTGGCGTCTGCAGCCAGGTGAAGGCGCCGATCACATCATCCGCGGTGAGATCCACGACGGGCGAACCGAGATCGTTGTGCAGGATATCGAGCACCAGCTTGCCGCCGGCATCGCGCAGCACGCCGTTCATGGCGGAAAGCAGATTTTCAAAGACCAGGGATGGATCATCCCCCTCGGAAAAGACCCCATCGGAACGGTAGCGCGGCTCGGTACCGCCGGCTGCCAGGGCAACGGATTCATCGCAGAGATTGGCTGCGGCCATGAACGATGCCAGATCGATCCGCGCTACTGGCAGGCCCAGGCCCACGGCGAGTTTCCACGTACCTGTCACCGGGTTCTGGATCCGCCAGCCCAACAGATACCACAGCAGCTGTAGCGCCGGATTTCGGCCGACATCATCGCTGACCCAGGCCCAGGTGGTTTGATCCGTGGCGCGCATCGATCCACTGCCGCCCACGGTGCTATCGCGCCGGGGATCATAGAGCTTGGCCCCACGTACCCGCACGGTGATGCGTGAAGGGATCGATTGAGCAAACGGGCTGCCATCGCCCGACATCTTGTAGTCCGCCTGCAGGTAGGCGAGGCCGACCATGCGGCTGTGCGCGGCGGTCCAGCTGGTCGAAGTGCTGGGCGTGAAAGCGTTGGCAGGCGTCCCTTCAGTGATCGGGATAAAGGTCAGGTAGCCTGAAAAGTCGCTGCCGATCGCTCCGGAATTATAGGCCAGCTTTTCCTCGAAGAAGACCTGCTCGATCGATTCGATCGCATGGCTGGCCAGGGTGATGATCGAGGTCAGGTGATCCTGTGCCGGGGCAGTGAATTCCTGATAATGAACGTCGGTGGCAGCGGCCGTATAGCCGAACACGATCTTGCGAAACGCGCGCGGATCGAGCGAGGAATTCAGCCTGTCGATCGATGCCTGCGATACCTGCGGCGCTTTTGGCCCTAGCCCCAAGGCGCCGGTTACCAGTTTGGCCGCACTGGCCAGGCCATAAAGTTCAAGCGCCGAAAAAGTAGCGAGCGAGATCGACAGCGCGCTGATTCCCAGCACAGATCCGCCGATGCCCCCCAGCGCGCCGAGAATGCCGGCGGAGATCGCCGCGCCGACGCCGGGAATAAGAATGGCCGCGACACCAACCACCGCTGCCGCAACCTGGACTACCTTGCCCATAGCCTATCCCCCGAACGGTACGCGCCAGGCGCGGGCGCAGTGGGCGATCGGGCGACGGTTAAGCCCCGGGGCCTCTTCGGCCAGGAACACGGCATCCTTGCCAATGCAGATGCCGAGTGCCCCATCGATCATGACGATATCGCCGCGTTGGACGAAGACCGGCTCAACCGGGTCAAAGAGACTGGAAACCCAATCCTCGATCGAGGCGAAGCCCGCCTGCCGGATGGCACGCCCGGCGCCGGCCTGCGATCGCCATTTGCCGCGCACGGAGCCAAGCGGGTCAGTGCCGGTCATGGCGGCGACGGCGCCGGCCGTGAACAGGGCGCAATCGTTGCTGCCCCATTTGAAAATGGCTTCGCGCTGCCCTGCCAGATAGTCTGCCAGGGCATGTTCCCAGATTGAGGTTCGGTTCATCAGAAGGGCTGATCCTGATTGCTGTCCACCGCGGCCACGGCTTGCGCGCCGGAAACGCCCTTGGTTGAGCCATTGGCGGCGCCGATCTTGAGCGCGGCAGTATTGTCGAGCGGATCGAAGGCAGCCTGGTCTAGGTAGGTTCGGCCCGACGCCTGCTTCAGGCTGGCGAGGTAGCTTTCCACATCGAGCTTCACGGTTTGCGAGGCGGGTTCACCCATGATCTGCATCGCGCTCATCCGGCCGGTGTAAAAGGGCCAGATCGCCCCCTGCTGCACCCCGTTTTCATCACAGATGATGGCCCAGAGCCGAGCCGCGCGGCCGCGCCACAGCGCGGTATTGCCAATGGTGTCGAGAAGATCCGAATCCGGGCCAACGATACCGGACAGGGTGAAAGACAGGGTATCCGACCCGCCTTCGGCATTCTTGACATCGCCCACCGTGACCAGGCTGGGGTCAACAGCCGAGAAGGTATGGCCATCCAGATCGCTATCGCCCGAGCCGGTAATCGTGATCGATGCGCCCGCCGTGGTGACCCGAACGGTATCGCCGCTGAAATCAAGAAAGCAGAGCCAGATCGGCGCAATGGTCCCCCGCGCCAGCTGGGCGCTGGCGGTGCTGTCAGGCAAGGTCATCAGAACGCTTCTTCGGCCGAGAGCGAGAAGGAATAGGTTTGCCCGGATTCCACCGTGTAGGACCAACTATCCTCCGCCAAGGCCACGCGGGCAAAGGGGCGCACGGTTTCCAGAGTGGCAGCGGCCGCAGCGCGGCGCAGCGCCGGTTTGAAGGACAGGGTAGTGCCCGACATGGGCCCGGTCAGCGTCACCAGCTGGTAATCGCCATTATCGAGCAGGAAGGTGGCGCGATCGCCAAGACCGAGTGCCGCGATATTTGCGGAAAGCACGGCGCTTGTGGCGCCGGCCGCACCGCTGGACACGGTGGGATTGGCGCTGCCATGCTGATCCTTTTCCACGGCAGGAATATCGAAGCGGTGCAATTGCCCTTCGACGCTGATGAAAAAGCCGATCCATTTCTTGGCCGCATCTTGCCCGATAATGGGCACGAATTCGGCGCTGCAGGTCCACAGGGCGCCGCCGGGCGTGGTGAGTACCTGGCGCCGCCCGGTCCAGCCCGAGCGGTTCACCTGGTGCGGTTGGCGCAGGCTCCACTGGATCCGCTTGATCGGCATGGTGGCCGGAGGGGTGATGATGGCCATCAGATGGTCCTGCGGTTCAGCTGGCGGTTGGTGAGAGCGGCGGCGGCCTGCACGATGGTGGGTGCGGCATTGGCGATTTCGCGCCGGATGGCGGCCACCGTTTCAGCCGTGGCGCCGGGGGCATTGATAGTGATCGGCATGGATACGCCCGAACCATCCTGCCCCACCGCGCCGCTGGATGCGCGCAGGCGCGGAACGCCAGGATTGACCAGGCCGCCGCTGGCAAAACGGGGCATGCCGTTATTGATGGCATCGAGCGTGTTGACGCCGATCCGGCGCACTGCCGCCGCCTTCATCACGTATTCGCCGTTGGACAGCCAGGCCGGGATGGAATCGCTAGTGCCGGTGCCCGGCCCGGAAATGAACCCACCCGTGGCCTTTTTCTGGACCACGCCCCCTTCGGCAAAGCCGAATATCCCTCCGCCGATGGTATTTACAATCAGCTTTTCGATGGCGATCCGGGCCAGATCGGCGATAACCTGGTTGGCCATCGACTTGAAGGCATCGGCAACGCTTTGCGTGCCGGACACGATTCCGACCAGCCCGTTCTCCAAAGCATCGAGGCCTTCCACCTTCACTTGCTGGAGCGAACGACCCATATCGGATGTGCTGGCGCGCAGCCGCTGCCGGTAGGCCTCCATCGGCGAAGGATCGGTGAACTGCTTCATGTAGGGCGCGTTGCGTTCGGCATTGCGGCGGGTCAGATCATCGCGGATCTCTGCCATTGCGTCCTTGGTCTGATCGGACACGCCGCGCATGTAGCCCTTTGCCTTGCCCGCGCCGATATCCTCAAGTTTCTTGATTGCCGTGATGCGTTCATGAAGGAGCGCGGTGCCGCCGTGCAGGGCCGCACCATAGCGATACTGCGCGGCGGCATCTTCATCGAGGCCCTCTGTCGCCAGCTCCATCTGCTTGCGGAAAGTTTCCTCCACAGAACCAGCGGCGCGGATTGTTTCTTTCGCATGCCGTACTGCTGCAGCACGAGCATAGTGGGCTTTGGCCTCTTCCTGCATGTCGCCGGCTCGCTTGTAGACCGGCAATGCACTCAAAGAATTGTCCGCCTGCTTAATCGCCTCTTGCGCGGCATCGCGCTGGGCCATGAGCCGAGTGATGTTGAAGTTGAGACCACCTGCATCCTCAGACCCGTTTGCTTCAATAAAGGAATCGCGTTGACCCTGAGCTTGGGTGATCTGGCGGTTGAGGCGCGCTACCTCAGCCATCGCCTCTACCTTCTTCCTCGTAGCTTCATCGGCGGCGTCGGTAATGGCGGAGACCTGAGCCAACGATCGCCGCACGCGCTCCATCGCTTGTTCAGCCTTGTCTCCTATGCCGGTCAGAGCATCCTGCGAGTCGAATAGCTTGGCGATGAACGGTTCAAGTACGACTGTCGCGGCGACAACGATTTGCGTCCACGGGTTCCCAAGGATGCCGAGCAGCCCCTTGCTCTCCGTGGTCATCATCCCCACTGCCTGGATGACCTGCGAGGACTGCTGCGCGAAGATCTGCATGGGCGGCGTGCCCATGGAAAACTGGGTCGATACGTCAGAAATCTGGAACGCCAACTGCTGCATCCCGGCACGCTGCAGGCCGGTTTGCTGATGAAGCGCTGCGCCGCGGGTAGCCATAAGCTGCTGCGCGGCGCCGGCCTTGCCCAGTTCGATTTCGATCCGTTCGAGCGCGCCTGCTTCACGCATTAGATCGCGGGCGTGGGCTTCAGCCTCAATCCGGGCGGCCTGTGCGGCCTGAAGATAGGCGCGGGTTTCCGCAGTCATCACGCCTTCGCCCGCCGCCGCGCGCTGGGCAGCCACCTCGATCTGTTCCAGCGCGGCGGCCCGCGTGCGGGCGGCATCGGCCGCCGCACGCATTTCGGTGGCGCCCACGTCCAGCCCGCCGCCGTTCACCGCGGGCATGGTGATCGCCTTATCAGCCATGCGCTGGATCGCGCCGAAGCTGTCATTGAAGGCCTTTTCCATCTGGCTGGCGGCATCGGCGGCGCGCTGGCTGAGGTTGGGGAAGTTCTTGCCCATGGTGGAGATCGCGCGTTCCACCTGATCGGCCATCGTGCCGGCCCGGGCGCTAAACCGGTCCATCACGCCGGCGCCGCCGTCGAGTTCCTTGCGCAGCAGTTCGATCGAGGCATCGACCTGGAGCATCAGGGTTTTGACATCGGTATCGACCATGGTTGCTCCAACGGGTTCTGGCCCCCGGCGCGAGGCACCGGGGGCTGGATTGAGGTTCGGTTCGTTCGATCAGGTCAGGTCAGGCGGCAGGTCAGGTCAGGGCGGTAGCGTGACGGGCCTGATCCGCCCGGAAGGCCAGTTCGGCAGCATATTCGGGCGTACCTTCGCCCATGATCTGGTGCCGGGCGCAGAGCCGGCGCACGTCTACCTGCAACAGTTCGCTGATCGGCACGATGAACCATTCGCCGACCTGCAGCCGCCGTTCGAAATGGGCGGCAATGCCCTGTTTCGCCCGGTGCCCTTCGTACCAACCCCGGATATACCATGCGGAGCGATCCTGCCGGCCGACTGGCCCGTACAGATCCGCCATGGCGCGGGCCGGGCACGATGATGCGCCGATGCGGAAGCCGCCCTCGTTGCCGAAGGCATAGACCCATTCGAAATCGGCCGGCGCGGTGAGCTCTCCCTCCGGCAAGCGTTCCCACCCCGTGGCCAGCGCGTTCATGCCCGGCCCTCCGCAGCGGCAAGGCGGGCAAGATCACGTTCGATCGCATCGAGAGTGGTAAGGCTGCGATCATCGAGCAGGATTTCCTGCCCGGCGCAGGCCTTGAACTTGGCAAGGACGGCGGCCACGGTGGAGATCGGCGCCAGCATCATGGCATCGAACGCCGCGCTGACTTCGGCTGCGGCGGCATCCCATACGGCATCATCATCACCGCCGGCAAGCCCATCATCCCCGTCCCATGCCTCTTCCAAATGTTGCCACCGGGCATGAAGAGGCCAGAACCGGGCGTCGGGGTCTGCGCTGGGCAAGGCCAGAGCCGGCGTGGCGAGCAGCACCCCGGCGAGAGCGGCGCCGCCGAGCATGGCGCGGCGGGAAAGATCGACAGAAATTCCCGTTGCCGGGATGGGCGCATCGGCACTATTGCCGGGGACAGCTTGGGTCATGGCGTTCTCCATGGTTCAGGTCAGGGCCGGGCGGAAGTTACAGCTTCCGTTCGGCCTGCTTCTTTGGTACCGAGATTTCTATGTCAGGTCAAGAAACTTTGCAACCAAGGAAACGGCGTGGGCCGCAGCCAACCGGGCAAGGCGTTCCAATTCAGGTAAGGCTCCATTCGGACGCTTTGGCTGACCTCGACGCATGGATCGCCGAACAACCCGAGCCGCTCTCGCGGCCTGAGGCTATCCGCAGGCTGGTTCAGCGAAGTCTTACTGACCGGGATGCTGCATCGAAGCCCTGAGACAGTCCATCGCTGCAGTCGCAGCCCATTCAGTCTCTTTGTGGCTATCGCCGACTTCGGCCCAAAGCTGGCGGGTTTCTCTGGCAACGCGGCACATATCGACCGACGTGCCAGCTTCGCTCACGTTTTCATAAACATGTTCGCTCCAGCGCGCCTTTGCCGAACAACCAACCAGCAGCACTGCGAGCACCACAACCAACCGCTTCATGTTGCCCCCCTCGATTCGCCGCCACACGATAGCGCAGATTGGTCAATCCTCGCCGGGTTGATTGAACCGCTTCCACCCTTCGATCGCGGTCCAGAATTCATGCGGGGTGGCATGCCAGAAATGATCGGCGCGCCAGCCCAGGGCAGCGGCGGCGAGGCCGGCTAGGCGGCGGCGGGCGTCGCCTTCGTCTCCGTCATCGTCGCCGCCGCCTTCTGCTCCCCCTGGGCGGTGTACCCGCCGGTGCAGGCGAGCGCGAGCATGGCGCCAACGGCTTCCACCGCCGCCTTGAACCCACCTTCGCCTTCAAGCATCAGTTCGCCCACGCGCCGGGCATTGACCTGCTGCATCGAGGCCGTGCCGGTGGCCCGGCCCCAGGCACGGATGCATTCGGTGGCGATCTGGGCGGTTTCGGTCAGGCGGAGCTTGCGGTTGATGGCATCGGTGGCCAGCTCGTAAAGGCCGCGCCCGGTCAGCTCCTCGAAGGCCATGATCGCTTCGTGGCTGGGGCGGAGGACATAGTCTTCCCCTTCCAGCTTCAGGACGATTTCGCCGCGTTCGGCGTTGGCCGGGCGGGTCACCTCGCTCATGCTTCACCTCCGGCCGGGGCGGCATAAAGCGCGGCGACCTGCCGGGTTACGCCGGCGAGGTCTTCCCCGGCGATCAGCGCGGCCAGTTCGGGCACGGCGGGCCGATCCTGTTCGGCGAGGAAGGGCAGCAGCGCATTGGCCACCAGCCCGGCGATTGCGCCTTCGGCCAGCATCCCGGCGATCTCGGCCGCGTTGCAGCCGGTGGATGCCACCAGTTGCGCGTCGAGATCGCCGGGCCGATCGGCCACGGCGAAGGTTCTGGTCCCGATCTTCATGTGCTTCCTTTCATCTCTGCTTCACCGGCCTGCGGCCGGCGCCGCAACCGGTCAGGCCAAGGCGTTCGTGGTCGGCGCGGCGGCGTTGGAGAGCTGCCACTTCGACGCGATCGGGTTGTTGTTGTCGGCCGTGGTGTTCTTCGACACCACGTTCATCAGCCCGGCGAAGACGGCATCGGTACCGGTGGCAGAGGCGCCGCCCTTGCGGATCTGGATGTTGACCTGCGGGGTAGTGGCGGCGGCGATGGTTTCGAGCCGGGTATAGCCGGTGGAATCGGGCAGATCGGGCACGCAGGAGAAATCGATGGTGACGCTGCGCGAGCCGGGCGCGCTGGTCGACCAGGGATAATCGTCCTTCGTGGTCGTATCGACCGAGCTGGACGATTCCTGCAGCGACAGGGTCTGTTGGCCCTTGACCAGATTGTAGGTACCCGGGGTCGCGCTTTCGACCCAGAGCAGGTAATCCTTTGCCAGCTTCTTGGCCATGTCGTGTCTCCTTCAAAAGGTCAGTCTTGCGTCAGTTTTTCAGGGCAAAGATCGAAAAGGTGGTGGTGCCCAGATAGGTTTCGCCATCGGGCATGAGCACGGCCGAGGCGGAGGTCTTGATCGGATTGATCGTCCAGCCCGCCACGCTGGTGAGCGTGGTTTCGTGCAAGGCGTCTGTGATCCGCTGCTGTTCTTCGAGCACCGGCTTGCGCTGCTCCCCCTGGACCACCGTGGTGATGGTCAGGTCGATCCGTTCGTCGCCATCGCCCTGCTTGATGTCGAGCGGTTCGCCGCTGAGATCGCCGATGATGTTGACCGGGGGCGGGGTTTGTTCGGGCACATGCTGGTACACTGCAAAGGCAAGGCCGGCAGCGGCAAGGGCAGTATAGACCGCCTGTTCGGTGGCGTTCTGCGCATCACTCATCATCGCCACCCCTTGCCGCGATGCGCGCCAGCGAGCGCGCCCAGGAATCCTTGAGGCGCGCCGTGGTCATCCGCCTCAGGTCCGGATAGGCACCGGTCACGAAGTGCTGGGCCGCAATTGCCTTCACATTGATCGGATAGCCGAGCGACGCGCCGGCAGCCTTCACCGATTTACGCGACTTTCCTTTGGCCAAGGCTTCGCGGACCGTCATCCGCTGCGCCCGCCGCATCCCGAACGCGACCTGCGCCTTGCGACCGAAGTTGAGGATATAGCCGTAAAAGAGCTTGGCCCGGCCCCTTTTGGAGCCGAGCAGCCCGACCTGCAGCCGCAAGGTCGCGCGCAGTACCTTCCACTTGATCCCGGCCTGCAGGGCGCCAGTCTTGCGCGGGGTGCGGGCCTGCATCTGCCGGGCGAGCTTCGGCCCGACGTCTTCCAGCACGTGGGCCATTTCCACCCGCATCTCCTCGGGCAGTTGCTTGAGGAGGCGACGGAATGCCTTGCTGCCGCGCAGGACGGAACGCACCCGCGCGCCCTGTGCCTGGCGGCGGATGCGCAGTTTGGTGCCGGCCGAGCGAGGCATCAGTCCACCAGCCCGGATTCGCAGACCAGCAGGGTGAAGTCCCGCGGCTGATCCGGCAGCGGCATGGCCGCCTTGATGTCCATCACGATATAGGTTCCGGCGTTGTCCCAGCGCAGGCGGTGCCGGGTGGTGATATCGGCGCGGCGGCGGATGATCACGCGCCATTGCTGGACCGAGCGTTGCACGCCGGCGGTCAGCGCCTCGCCGCCGGACAGGCCGCGCACGGCGGCCCAGACGGTGGGGTTGCCCGCCAGATCAGCCCATGCCGTGACATAGCCGCCCTGCCCGTTGGAGGTGCGGGTTTCGGCCTGGATGGTGACCCGTTCGATCAGGTCTTTGGTCCCGACCATCAGATGATGATCCGGCGATAGGGCCGCAGAAGTTCAACCACGGCCGCCGGCATGGCGCCGACGATGCCATCATCGAACCACTGGCGGACCAGGCCGAGCACGGCCAGCCTGACCGCGGCGGCTTCACGCCGGGTGCCGGTGAAGCCGGTGGTGAAAGTGATCGCCACGGCGTTCACCGCATCGAGCAGATCCGGCCAGGTGGCATCGGTGTTGCGGACGATCCACTGCGGATCGCTGACCAGATCGAGGGTGAAGAAATCGGAATCGCAATCCCGGGCAAGGCCATCAAGGCCGACATAGGAGACCTGATCCAGCGAGATCACCGGGCCGCGTGGCAGTTCGATGGCATCGGAGAAGGCATCGAGCACCAGTTTCCACTGCTGGGCGCCAAGCGCCTTGCCCAGGAAATCTTCGACCTGGATGATCGCGGCCGACAGGAGCATCTGCAGGCGCGCATCTTCAGCCGAGCCATCGACCTTGCAGATGGTGCGGGCATCGGCCAGCGCCACCAGCGGCGCGGTGGCCGGATTGATCAGCTGCAGGCCCACTTCGATTTCTCCTTAGCTCGCCGCCGGGCGGCGGCGGGCGGACTGGACATTGGCGGGGCGAGCGCCGCCGGAAAGCTGGCGTACCCGCAGCGATGCCGATTGCAGGCCCGGGCGCGCCACGGTGGCGGCGCGTGGCGGGACACGGATGATGGAAGCGGCATCGATCGCCTCGGCCGGATCGGACACCGACAGGCCGCCGAGGATGAGCACCATGGCCGGCGCCGCCACAGCCTCTGCCCCATCCGCGATGGTTGCTGCGGCGCGGAGCGGAACGGAACCGGAAGCGCCGATGCCCTCCGCCCCATCCGCGATGGCTGCCACTGCCGCACGGGGTGAGGCAGACTGCCCGGATGCGGTTTCAGCGGGATCGGCGATCGCAGCCGTGGCGCGAAGCGCCAGGGCGGCGGCGGCGGCCAGAACTTCGGGACCATCGACCGCACCGCCCTGGGCGCCGCCTGCAACAGCCTGGGCCGAGACGGTTTCAGCCGCTTCGACCATGGCTGCCCCGCCCTGCAGGACCAGGGCGGCAGGGGCAGCAACGGCTTCCGCCGCATCGGCGATAGCGGCCGCGGCCTGCGCGGCGAGAGCAGATGCGGCGGCGATGGATTCGGAAGCGTCCGCGATGGCTGCCGAAGCCTGCAGGATGAGCGTGGCCGTTGCTGTTCCCAGCTCGGCACCATCTGCTACCGTCGCTGCGCCCTGAAGCGCCAGGGCAGCGGCAGAAGCCAGACCCTCGGCAGCGTCAACAACTGCTCCATTGGTGGCCCGCGAGAACGTAACCGGCACCGCGCCCAGCGGCACATATCCGAGAGGCGCGAAGCCCAGCATATCAGGCCCAGATTTCCAGAGCGGTTCCGGCAGACAGAACGCCCGCCTGTTCCAGCGCGATCAGCGACGGGAAGCTTTCCGACAGATAGATCATCTGCGCGGCCAGCCCCCGCACCATGGGGAAGGCGATTTCGGGATGGGCCAGCGATGCGGTCCAGACCGAGGCGAAGCGCCGCGGCCCGATCTTGTCGAGAAAGTCCAGCGCGGTCATCTGGTCGGGCGCATCATCGGCGCGGGACCAGTATCCATCGGGCGCGGCGCCTTCGATATTGCCGCAGCACTGGCCCTGCATGTTGAACAGCCGCGCCATCAAAATGCTCCGATCAGGAAGAAGCCATCGCCGCCGCGACCACCAGCGCCGCCGGTGACACCGCCGCCACCGCCAGCGCCGCCACTGCCCCAGCCAGCATCGCCGCCCTTGCCGCCCGTGCCGGATGCGCCCGCCGTGCCGCCGCCCGTGCCGCCCGAGGTCAGGAACGGCAGGCGCCGCATCGCATATTGATCGATGTGCCAGTTCAGGCCGAAGCCGGGCAAACCTGCGCCTGCAGCAGCAGCGCCGCCCGCAATGGTTGGCCATGGCCCCGCGCCCGTGATGCCGCCGCCCGCGAAGTCGGTGTTGGCCGTGCCCACGCCGCCGCCGCCTGCGCCGCCTGTGGCGGGCGAGGTCGAAGTCGTTGGGGGTGTGATAGCGCCGCCGACCGCGCCAGTCTGCGCGCCCCCCGCTGCACCCGCAGAGCCGGCCGTCCCCGTAGTTTGGGTAAAAGCCAAACCTGACATAGCACCCGTAATGAGCACCCCGGCCGTTCCAGCAG